ATTGATGATCCCGACCAGGCGCTCCCGGTTGGCCAGGTTTGCGGGCGAGGCCTCGCCAGGGATGGTTTCCCGGCACAGCTCGCCCTGGTAACGGAAATACACGCGGACGTGGTTGCCGCGTACTTCGACTCCAGCTGCCATTCATTTCTACTCGAAAACGAAGATACGGCCCAGTGTATGGGCCGTGGTGAGGCGAAGGCCTGTTTCCAGGCCTAGAAGTTCGGGGCGTCAGTTCTTGTAAACAGATGCTGAGTGCTTACGCACGTCACCTTGTCGCCTGGCTTGAAAGCGGGTGTGGTAGCCTGCTCGGCGCTGACTTCGGGGGTTCCTACTTGCATGTCGTTTCTCCTTGGGGTTGGTCGGCGCCGGGGAGTTGCAGCTCCTCGGCGCCTCCTTGTTACTTGAGGTGGTATTGCTTGCCGTCATTGATGACGTACAGCTCAACGTCACTCATGCGATACACACCACCTGGGCCACCGCGAACGGTGTAGTCGGCGTGGGTGGGCCTACCGACGCTCACTGGAAACAGCTGATCGGATTGGTGGGCGTATTCGCTGGTCTTCTTAATTCGCGCGTGGAGCTGCTGCCCAGTTGGGCCGCAACCGGCAGGGCCATGAGCTGCCTCAAACCCGAGCCAGGCGGCGCGGGTTTCAAGGTTGGTGAAGGTCCCTTCGGGGCCAACCTTGATGTCAAAACCGCGCTCTTCCGCCCAGCTTTGAAAGCTCAATTCCATATTCAGGGTGTCCAGGCATGCGCTACTCATGCCCAGTACTCGCGTAATTGGTTGAAGATCATCTGTCCCTTCGGCAGGTACTCATGAACTTCGAGCTCCGGAACGTTATCGAGGCGCAGAACGGCCAAACAGTCGTCGAACAGCCCTGCATCCAGGCTGCGGAGGTCGGTGAGGGTGAAGGGGAACTCAGGCCCGTTGTACAAACCGAGCAGGAAGCGTCCCACCGTGCGGCTTTGGCCTGAGTCTTGGAGCGCAACCGGTACAAGGCGCGCAAGCGCCTGGATGCCCGCTTCACGGATGGTGGGCCGTTCGTCCTGGTAGGAGAAAAAATCGTCGAAAACAATTCGGCTGCTTGTGTCTGGTGGAGCCGTTTCGACGACCGCATGTAGGGTGATGTGCGAAGAGCCTGGAAGATCCACGACGATCTCAACGATTTCGTCCAGTACGCTTTTCGGGCATTCATCAATGAACAAGTCTTTTGCCCCGCGGGACACCAGCCGGCGTACAGTTCGCTTGAGCGCCTCCGCGGTCATCTGCTGTGCCACAAGAATGTGATTTTCGAGGCTTTTGTCCTCTGCCAGTTTGCGCAGTTTCGTGGTTTTTCCTGAGCCAGCTGGGCCGTCGATTACGCTGAGGTACATGGTGTTATTCCTTTGGCTGCTATCAGTTGGCTACAACGACGTGAACGGTGACGCTATTGCAGATGCGGTGTTTGACTCGACGGAGGAAGGCAAGCTGTTCCTCTCGGCATTCGTCGATGCAGATCACCTTGAGCCCGCGTAGGGCGAGCTGCAGGACTTTCTGCTCCAGCTCCTGGTCCACGTAGCTGGTACCGATCAGGATGTTTTTTTCCTTAATTCCGGCTTTCTTTGCCGTTTGCCGTAGGCGGATGGTTTTTCCAGTGGCCTTGGCGCCTCGGGCAATGTTCAGTTGCATGTCGTTTCTCCTTGGGGTTGAGCCCGGTGTTGCAGCACCGGGTATTGGTTCATCCGGCCTTGGCGGCCTTGAAGGTCCAGCACTTCACAGTGGTCGGCCGCAGGTTTGCTGCCGTTGTGCGGTGGTTGAACGCAGCTCGCACGGCGCTATCTACTGCGTGGTTGTTGCTGACGAAGGGGCGTGACTTGCTGTTGCGCAGCAGGGTGCGCAGGGTGGTGGCGTCAGCCAGCTTCTGTTTGTGCTCGGCCGCGCGCTCGCAGAACTCGTTGAGATGTACCGCGATCAGCTCGGCATTCTTGCTGTGGTCCACCACCGGCTCTTCGCTGAGCGATTGCAGGTAGTCGAACACTTCCCAGAACTCGGCTACTTCTTTCGGGTCGGCGTTCACCGCGTGTTGACGGCCCACGGCCATGGCCCGCAGCTCGCGCAGTGTGCTTTCGTGTTGGCGGTCGCTCATCGGCACCACAACGCGCAGAGCGTCGACCAGGGCCATCATCTGCGCGTGGTTCTTGATGATCCGCTCGATACGGATCTCGCGTTGTTCACGTAGGGCCTGCTCATGCACCTTCACCTGGGCGCGGAAGGTTTCCATGACCTTGTGTTCCGCTTTGGCGGCCATCAACAGGAAGTGGCTGACTTCGCTGGCCTGCAGGTGGTTGAGGTTGTCAGCGGCCGAGCGGCTTTCGCTGGTTACGTCCGGTCGCACGAAGTGCAGCTTCACGATCCGCGTGAGGATTGCTTCGGAAGCGACCACGGGAGCGTTCTGGCTGAAGACCAGCGTTGCGCGGAAGGGAGGGGCATTGGTGTCGTTGCCGCCGTTCTTGACACCTGTCAGGCCAAGGCCACGACCGTTGAACAGCGGTTTGAACTGGTCGAAGTCAAACGACTTGGCTGCACCGGTTTCGGCATCGCTACGGTCGGCCTCCAGCATCACCACGGGCATGCCCGAGGTCTGGCTCAGCCAGCGCCGCAAACCGGCCTTGGTCATTTTGATCGGGTCATCACCTTCCTCGTCCTGCCGGCCGAGCAGCTTCCACAGGAACATCAGAAGCGTCGACTTGCCGGCGCCGGCCTCACCGGTCACCTCCAGGAACGGGAACGACTGAAACTCGGCGCGGATCTGCTCAGCGAACAGCGAGCCAAACCAGAAGGCTAGGGCGATGGTTCCTTGGGTGTTGAAACAGGTCCACAGCCAGTTGAACCAGTTCGGGCGATAGGTTGAAGCGTCCTGGCTAATCTCCAGGCGGATCGACTTCTGGAGTGTCTTGAGGCGCAGCCCTTTGAACTCGAAGTAGTCCTCTGCGTTGGCCTTCTCCAGCACGCCACCGCGCACGGCCAAGTCGCCAAACACGTAGCAGCTGTGTTCCTTGCTGTACCCGACGTAGTCGATGGTTTTGACGGTTTTCAGGCCGAACAGCTGATGCTGCATGATGCGATCGAGCTGGGAGCCGGAACCGGTGAACACAGCACCGGCCGCCATGCCGAGCAGGCGCTTCTTGAACTCGCTTGCTGCTGCTACCTGGCCACCGGTGAAGGTGTTCAGCACGCTTGGTTCATCGTGCGGGAAGTCGACGCGGAAGTAGTACCAGGACTCGTCCGTTACTTCGTTGCGTTGAAAGTACAGGGCTTGCGGGAAGCAGTTGGCGATCTCGATCACGGCACCGCATTGACGCAGTGCTTTGTCGCGGCGTTGGCGGTCAGTAAGCACCAGGTCTTCCTGCCGCTCGGACTCGTCCAGCTGCTGCTGCGCCTTGTTGAATTTCTCCACGTCCATCTTGAACCAGTACAGGCGGTTCTCGAATGAGAAGTGAAATTCCTGGCGCTCTCGCCAGTCGTACATAAGCACGCCTTTTTCTGCGGCGCTGTCGGCCAGAAGCAGGCTGCCGTTGTAACGGGCCTCGCGCAGGTCCTTGTCGATTTGATCTTGGCGCTTGTCGGCGTCGAGGAAGTGCCAGCGCTGGTGCAGGTCGTTCCAGTCGACCTTTCGCCCCTTCTGGGGAATCTGCGCCGCCAGGCAGGTGTAGCCCAGGTCGCGCGCCATTGCGGCATGCTTGCGTGTGTAGCGGTGGGCTCCAGGCTCATTATCCAGCGCCCAGACCAAGCGAGGCAGCTTCTGGCCGGCGTCTCTGCGTTGCTGGGCCAGCGCTTTGAGTGATTCGAACGGGAATGCGCCCGAACTCATAGCGGACACGGCGTCGACGTCGTTGTGCACCAGTGCAATGGCGTCGAAGATGCCCTCGACGATCCACAGCTCATCAACCTCGGTCAGATCAACGCAAGGCGGGCACCACCAGTAACCGCGCGGCGATTGGCCTGGGGCGAATCGTGCCTTCTTCTTGCCGAAACGGTGAGGCTGATCGATCAGGCGCTCCCAGTACTCGCCGTGCTCCAGCTTGAAACGCACTGTGGCGCTACCGATCCCGAGAGGCCGATCCCAGTAGTTGTCCTGGCTGTACCACCCCTTGACCATTCCCAGGTCGAAGCCGCGAGCGTACTGCATATAGGCGTCAGCCGAGGCGCGCGGTGCCTCCTGGGTTGTTGGGTAGCGCTTGCTGTAGTCGTCGAACAGGTCGTCGTACAGTTCTTTGACATGCCATTGATCGCCGCACTTACCCCGGCCGCACTTGATGAACCATGGCTCATCTTGGCGCGAGTAGAGTTCGGGCTTTCCGCAGGTTGGGCACTTGCCCTTGCGCATGTAGTCGGTGTTAGCGATCGGCTTGAGGCCGTAGTCATCCTGCAGGCGGCGGAGCAGCTCGGCACGCAGGCTGTGTTCCATAGGCTGGCGGCTCACTTCACACGCTCCACAGCCGGGCCAAGTTGTTGTTCCAGCGCCTTACGAGTCCGGCAGATGCCTTGCAGGTGTGGCACGTCAGCAAGAACCTTGGGGCCACGCTCGCCAGTTGGCACGTTGCGGTACCGATCGGAGTACCAAACGTCGGCAATCGTCAAGTTGTACTGGCTGCTGAGCCATTGCAGGTAGTGCTTCGCCTGCAGTACGTCCAGCTCGATTTGAAGGGTGATCTTGCTCATTTCTGCCACCGATGGAATGCAGTTTCCCCTTACCCACACAGAACGGGGCATCGGGAAGGGGTTTATTCGGGGTTACTTCAGGTGTCGCGGTGACGAAGCATGCGGCGCGGCAGGTAGCGTGCCGGCACCTGATAGCGGTGCTGTGTGATGGTGTCCAGGAGGATCAGCTTCGGGCGGAAGATCCCGCTGGATGCGCACACACCAATCATCTGTAAGCGCTTGGTGGTTTTGCTTTCGAACTCAGCTACAGCCAGTTCGGCGATGCGTTGCACCAGGTGAGCTGGCACCTCCAGTGACTGGGCAAGGTATGCGCTGCAGGTCTCCAACACCTGGTGGTCACCAGATAGGTGCAGGCCTTCGCGGCGGAACAGGTAGGCCACAGAGGCACGTTGCATAGCGTCGCGGTAGTCGGTTTCGTGATTGACGGTCAGGGCGATGGCATTCATGCGATTACAGGCTCCATGTCCAACTGGTCGAGCAGATCGGGCTGGTTGTCACCGGAAGCAGACTTCATGGCTTGACGACGAACTGCGATAGGCGCTGCTGGCAGTTGAACGGAAGGGTTCGGCATACCGCTCGGGCTCATTTCGTGCGTCATTTCAAACTGAGCGCGGACGGACCAGCCGCAGGCCTCGTTCACGCACTGCAGGTAGGCAATGCGCAGGAAAATGTGGGTGCCTTCGCTGGTGCGAATACGCATCTTGTTGTTGCAGTGGGGGCATACGAGCTTGTAGGCGCTGCTCACTTTGTTCCCCTTACATTTGCTGCACTGTAAAGCTGGATGGTCGCGGCGACTTCAGCGGTGCGGGCGGCAAAATACCGGGTCAGGGCATGGATGATAGCCATTGCCTCACACGCTTCAATGACACCGTCCTCGATCGATGCAGCTATGAGCTGGTCGATGTGCCCCAGTTTGGCGTCGGTCTTCAAAGAGCGACGGAACAGCTCTACGTTGTCCAGGTCCTCGGTTTTGGTCAGCGGCACAAACATGCCGCCATACAGTCGGGCAATAAACTCGGGTAAGTGGGTGGTGTTGGCTACCTGTTCCAGCTGGTAGATCTGGTCGTAGCTAAGCGGGCGGCTGCCGGCGTTTTCATACACACGGTTGTCGAACTGCTTCAGCTGAAGTCCGAGGTGAGC